GTGCGTTCTTCAGACATCACATTGATTGCTGAACCAGACGCTATGTTCTCGGCACTATACTATGATTTGAAAGCAAAAGAGGAATGAAGTTTTACACCAGTGTTCAGCAAGCAGGTAACACCATCCACGTTCGTGGATACCAAAATGGAATTCAGTTCAGTGATAAAGTAGCATTTAATCCTACACTGTATCTGCCCACCCAACAACCTTCACGCTGGAAGACTCTGGATGGTAAGAATGTCCGTCCTGTAAAGCAGGGAACTATTCGTGATGCAAAGAAGTTTGTGGAAGAACACAAAGATATTCTTGACTTCGAGATCTGTGGTCAAACTCGCTATCTGAATCAGTATATTGCAGAAGAATATCCTGAGGATCAGATCGAGTTTGACTCCAGTCAGATTCGTGTGTTTACGCTTGACATCGAGACTGCGGCAGAGAATGGTTTCCCTGACATTGAGACAGCAGACCAGGAAATTCTGCTCATTTCTTTGAAGGATAGTCATACTGGACGCATTCAAGTCTTTGGTCGCTATGCATTTGACAACTCTCATAAGGACGTTGATTACATGCATTTCAGCACTGAAGTTGGTATGTTGAATGCATTTATTCACTATTGGCTTAGTAACTATCCTGATGTGATTACTGGATGGAATGTCCAGTTGTTTGATATGACATACATCAGCAAGCGTATCGAACGTGTGATTGGTGAGCGCGAAGCAAAGATGTTGTCTCCATGGAAGTCTACTCTTTGTCGTGAAATTTATATTAAGGGTCGCAAGCAGATTGCCTATGACATCTCTGGCATTGCTACGCTTGACTATCTTGAACTGTATCGTAAGTTCACTTACACCAACCAAGCATCTTATCGTCTTGACCACATTGCAAGTGTGGAACTTGGCACCAAGAAACTTGACCACAGTGAGTTTGATACTTTCAAAGAGTTCTATACTAAGGACTGGCAGAAGTTTGTAGAATACAACATCATTGACGTTCGCCTGGTTGACCAGTTGGATGACAAGATGAAACTACTTGAACTTGCATTCACCATGGCATATGATGCTAAGGTCAACTTCGAGGACGTATTCTCTCAGGTTCGCATGTGGGATAACTATATCTACGTCGAGTTGCTCAAGAGAAAAATTGCCATCCCTTCCAAAAAAGAAGCACGAAAAGATGCAAAGTATGCTGGGGCATACGTTAAGGAACCTAAGCCAGGATTTTATGACTGGGTTGTCAGCTTTGACCTCAATAGTCTATATCCTCATCTCATCATGCAGTATAATCTCTCACCAGAGACCCTGCTCCCAAATAGACACCCTACAGCAACTGTTGATAAGTTGCTTGAGAAAGAGATAGACACGTCTGATCTCACCAACTGTCTTGCTGCTAATGGAACGCTCTATAAGAACGAGGAGCAGGGGTTCCTGCCCATGATGATGCAGAAGATGTATGATGAGCGAGTCATCTTCAAGAAGAAGATGCTTGCTGCCAAGCAGCAGTATGAGGAGACTCCTACCATTGAACTAAAGAAAGAGATTGCCCGCTGTAATAATATCCAGATGGCAAAGAAGATCTCTCTCAACTCTGCTTATGGTGCCATTGGCAACGAACACTTTAGATACTTCCGACTGGAGATCGCTGAGGCAATTACGTTGTCTGGTCAACTCTCGATTCGCTGGATCGAGAATAAGATGAATGAGAAACTAAACAATATTCTAAAGACTGATGATGTTGACTACGTTATTGCCTCAGATACTGACAGTATCTATCTTAATCTGGGTCCTCTTGTTGACTCTGTATACAAAGGGCGAGAGAAAACTGATGTTAGCGTCGTTAAGTTCCTTGATAAGGTGTGTCAGATGGAACTTGAGAAATATATTGAAAGTTCTTACAAAGAACTGGCATCGTATATGAATGCATACCAGCAGAAGATGGTCATGAAGCGAGAGAACATCGCTAACCGTGGCATCTGGACTGCTAAGAAGCGTTACATCTTGAACGTGTGGAACAGCGAGGGTGTGCAATACAAAGAACCCAAGATGAAGATCATGGGTCTTGAGACTGCTCGCTCATCCACACCACAATACTATCGCGACAAATTGATGGAAGCATTTAAGATCATCCTAACTAAGACTAATGATGATCTGATTGAATACATTGATTACGTGAAGCAAGACACCCGTAAGCAAGACTATGTAAACATTGCTTTCCCTCGTGGATGTAATGGTCTAGGCAAATACAAGTGTAACCATGACATCTATAAGAAAGGCACCCCCATCCATGTGAGAGGATCCTTACTTTACAACTGGCACGTTCGCAAGAACAAGCTAACTAATAAGTATCCCATCATTCAGGAGGGGGAGAAGATCAAGTTCATTTATTTGAAGACCCCCAACCCTCTTCAAGAAAACTGTGTGTCTTTCTTTAGTGACATTCCTAAAGAATTTAATGTTGATAAGTATATTGATTATCAATTGCAATTTGAAAAGTCATTTCTTGAACCGCTCAAGAATGTGCTAGAATGTATTGGTTGGAATTATGAGAAGAAAGTTTCTCTACTAAGTTTTTTCTGAGGTAATTATGGGATTTTTAGACACTGTAGTAAAGGACAGTAAAAATGAATACGCTAGCTTTGCTAGCGAAGGGATTGCTGCTGGCGACGTTGAATCTTTTGTTGATACTGGCAGTTATATTTTTAATGCCCTCGTTAGTGGTAGCATTTTTGGAGGCATTCCTTCAAACAAAATCACCGCTCTTGCAGGAGAAAGCGGGACTGGAAAAACTTTCTTTTGTCTTTCTGTCGTTAGAAATTTCCTTGATACTGATCCTGATGCTGGAGTCATTTATTTTGAAACTGAGTCTGCCATTAGTAAACAGATGATCGAGAGTCGCGGCATCGACTCCAAGCGTATGGTAATTTTTCCAGTCAATACTATTGAAGAGTTTCGAACTCAAGCAGTTCGCATCATCGATAAGTATATGGAACAACCAAAAGAGGATCGCAAACCACTGATGTTTGTGCTAGACTCTCTTGGTATGCTAGCCACCAACAAAGAAGTCCAGGATGCTTCGGACGACAAGCAAGTTCGTGACATGACCAAGGCACAACTTGTTAAGTCTGCTTTCAGAATCTTGACATTGAAGATGGGCAAGGCTAATATACCTATGATCGTTACCAATCACACCTATGATGTCGTCGGTTCTTACGTCCCTACAAAAGAAATGGGAGGAGGCAGTGGTCTCAAATATTCCGCCTCTACAATCGTTTATCTTGGAAAGAAAAAAGAAAAAGATGGAACGACTCTCGTCGGAAACATTATCAAATGCGAGGCTAAGAAGTCTCGTCTGACCCGTGAGGGATCGAAGGTAGAGACTCGTCTCTTCTTTGATGAGCGTGGACTCGAACGCTACTATGGTATGTTAGAATTGGGAGAGCGTGCTGGACTATGGGTCAACCGTGCTGGGCGCTACGAAGTCAATGGCAAAAAAGTCTATGGCAAACAAATCCTCGCCAATCCAGAAGAATACTTCACCCCCGAAGTCTTAGACATTCTGGACAAACAAGCACAAAAAGAATTTTTATACGGAGCAGCAGACGATGACGGAGAAATTGGAACTGACGATTTTGAGGAATCTTCTTCACAGTGAAGAGTTCTATCGTAAAGTAGTTCCCTTTCTCAAGGCAGAATACTTCGAAAACATTACCGAGAAAGTCGTGTATGAAGAGATCCACGACTTCTCTGGTAAGTATGATAAGATGCCTACGTCTGAAGTTCTGATTCTACAATTACAGAATAGAAATGATCTTACTGAAGAAACTTATCAAGACGCTGTTAAAACAATTAAAGCGTTTAATGAAGAGTGGGTTGATCCTAAGTGGCTCACTGACGCGACTGAAAAGTGGTGCCAAGACCGTGCCATCTACAACGCCCTACTACTATCGATCAAGGTCGCAGATGGAGGCGATCAGAAACTATCAAAAGATGCGATCCCAGGTATCTTACAAGAAGCCTTGGCAGTATCGTTCGACGAAAATGTAGGACATGACTACGTTGGAAATGTAACCGAACGCTATGAGTTTTACCACAAAGACGAAGAGAAGATTCCTTTCGATCTTGAGAAGTTCAACACCATCACCAAAGGTGGACTGCCAAATAAGACTCTTAATATTGCTCTCGCTGGAACTGGTGTTGGCAAGTCTTTATTTATGT